GAGTTTAAATTGTCACTAGACACTGAAAAAGTAGTTAACGCTAAATTTGCAGCGCTAGCAACTCCTTGTATTCCAAATCCTTTTGTCGTAGAAATTATTGTTCCATTAGGAAGTGCGCCACTATAGCAGTCAGCTCCGGGTAAAGGAATTTGAGTCGTTGTAGGGGCTACACCTGAACCTATCCCCCCTGGAGGACCAGGGCATCCTACAAGAGTTCCTCTGTCAAATCCTATGGTAGTTATGCCGCCTGAGGTATATGAACCTGCTTCAAACACCCAACAAGTTTGTTCTTCTACAGGTGGATTGGGATTAATAACAGGATTAGAATAGTTATTATTTATATTTATAAATCTAGGTGCATTCAAGTTGTCTGTAAAAAACAATAAGTCTCCAACTAAATTTATGCCAGTTATCAAATAAGCTGGGTCAAAATTTAAGGTAGTATTGACGCCAGTCCCATCATCTATACTTGTGATATGGTAAACCACTTGAGATGTTCTTGTATTAAATGAAACTATCATGTCGCACTTACCCGTATCCCCTAACGTAAAAGAAGGGTCATGAACAAACCAGTATAGTGTTTCATTGGCGCTATCTTGGTAAGCTCCTAATGTTCTAGCGGCATTGCTCAAGGCTGTTTCTGCTGATGTGTCTAAGTCTGTTACGTAAAGAGAAGTTAATTGTGTATTTCCCTTTGCATTTTCAACAGACCCCACCTCAGAGTCTTCGGTAGAACCAAGTCTTACATTTAACGCATCTACATATTCCCCATTAGGTATAAGCCTTTCGTCAAGGCTTTTATTCATGCGCCCTTTAATAAAATTTCTTTGAGTTTTTGCCATTTTATTTTATCCACTTATCCTTACCCCGCATACTCATTAATAGACTGCTAGGATGAATATTGCTTAATCTAATCTTTGCATTTCTTAATAAAGCTGATTTACTTTTTCTAGCTCTATTTATGATGTACTCTTGAACTCCGAATTTGCTGTTTAAAATAGCGTATGTTATGTAGGCATATATATACTCTTCGAACATTTTATTAACAGTAACCAAAGAATCATTTCCGTTTTCCATACCATCAGATATGTATTGCAGGATGCAGCTTTGGTTTGCCATGGTAGAGTCAAAGTTTATTACTCCAGCTTTTTTATCTATTGTAAACGTAGGATTAATGTTTGCTGTTTCTGTATTTAGACCATACCTAGCTCCAATTCTAGAGTTGTTAATATCTGAATCGTAGTTATTAACGTTTGGATCAATATTTTCATCAACAACGTCATTTAAGTATATACTCTGTAAACTTCCGTCTAGCCTCTTAGTGTCTATGCTAGAGGTTGTAGTGTTTACGTTATCATCCGCATCATACGTGAATGTAGAGCTCGCTGTTTGAATGTAAGACACTGCAGACTGAACTTGTATGTTTTCAGTAAGATCTCTCACTACACCGTCTTTAAATAGCGACAGTTTAACCCAGTTGACGTAGTCAGAGGGAAGCACAAACTTAAGGTCATCATAAACCGTGAGCTCTAAAGATTTTATTTCCTTAAATGCGTCGTAATTTAATTCTTGAATTCCACGCTTTGCGTGAAACAATATCTTGTATCTATTCTCGTTATTTATTAAAGAGTGGTTTCCATCATACATTAACAGGAAATTAGTCACAACATTTTCTAAACTTACATACTGGTACGAACCCCAATTTGAATCGGTAGGTACAGCTGCGTCATTAGTATAATACTTTTTTTGATCTATATATGCCATAGCTATTGTTGTTGATTTTGAGACTGTTCTTCAATTTGCCCAAACTTAAATACGTCTGCTTCTCTAATTGATATTCCAGCGTATTGTAATATCTTTGATACCAAATCATTTTGATCATCTAAAGGCAACTCAAAGTCTTGGTAGTCAGCTTGACTTTGATCAAATATAGGATCGCCACTTGATATAGTTGTGTATGTCCACTTAGGATCTAAAGGGTATCTAATGTATTGAGACGCCACGTCTCCAGCTTGATTAATTGTGACTGGAAAAACGCTAAGAAAATTACCTGACTGAGTGTATGCTGGATATGTCTGGGAAGGAGACGTAAGCATAGAACTATTTAATAGTGTTATCTTACTTTGAGTAACTTTTTCAGCCTCTGCAATTGTGCCAGTCGGATAACAAACAACCTTATCTAAAAGATAGTAGTCACTTGGCAAAGTATACACATTTCCTGCGCTTTGTGTTAGTGTGGCAAACTTAGAAAAGTAATCAATAACTTCCTCGTATCCTTTCTTAATGTCTGCATATCCTGTTCCAGATACCCTAGAATTTTCTTCGTTTATTTGCTGATTATATTGAACAAAATATTCATCAAACAAATCTAACTGAGCTTGCTTTGCAAACAGGTTAAAATCTGAAGGGGATATATAGCCGTAGTTATTTTTGTTTATAATCGCTAAAACTGTATTACGTACAGAGTTTATCATTACTACTTATTTTGTACAAAGATAAGCAAAAAAAAAGAGGTCAATTATTTTGACCTCTCTTTAGATAATTAAGTTATTCGCCAATATTAAGCTAGTTCAATAATGCCCACAGCCATTGGGGGAGCCAAAAGAGGAGCTACATTAGTATAAGAGGATGAGAGCATATTTTGCAATTCTTCTATTAAAAAATTCTGCATCGCCACTTCGGTTGAATCCGCAGCGTGAGTCAACTTTATACTATCTGTACTTGCAGAAGTTCCGTTATAATTTATAAGAGTTTCTGTAGTTGATGTTTGATTAATAAACAAAGCCTCGCTTGCGTTTACTAAAACCGGTTTCAATCCGGTTACTGGAAGGTTGAAATATTTTATCATAATTAAGCTATTGTTACGTTAGAGATTACTGTAGGCGCATCTTGAGTTATATCGAGTACTCCTTCAGACCACTTGCTTTGCGCTACTTCTACAAATTTTGATTGTAAATAATTTACCATGTTGTTACCACTGGAAGTATCTGCTGCATGAGTTATAGTGATTACATCAAAAGTTGCCTCTACTCCACTGTAATAAATTGAAGTACTGGTAAAGGGAGATCCGGTAGTATTACAAAAAATAATCTTCTCTGCGGGAATCATTAAATTTCCGTTTGAAGCTGTTTTTACTGTTAATAATTTTGCCATCAGTTATAAATTTTAGATGTTAATAAAAAACAAAGGTACAAAAAAAAGGCACTCACTATTGCGAGCACCTTAATCAACAAACTATGAAAACATATGCAAATATAGGCAATGTTTTTAACTATTCAAGGTTTTTATGAGTTTTTTGCTAATTCTTTTAGATGTTTAAAAGACTCAACTCCGTCATCAGACTGAAAGAAAGATACGGCCATATGAAGAAACTCTTCTCCATAAGGGACGTTAAGCATTTTCTTTTTATTAGAAGGTGTATTAAACCACACTTCTTTTTTATTGTTTCTTAAAGTTAGAACACCTTTATCAAAAAAAGATTGAACTGTAGAATTAAGTTTTAACATTGGATCTTTTAACAATTGTAAAAACCCTTTAGGATCTGCCTTAGCAAATATTAAAATATCTCGCCTTAACTCAGCAGTACTAACCTTTGTTATGTCTGTATTAAATATAACTCTAGACACATTTTCTACTTGTTCTAAGGTTAATTGTCTAGCTTCAATTAAAGCGTCTACTTCCATATTTAAATCCTCTACAATTTCAGCAGCTTCCTTAGCCTTGTCAACTTGAACAAACAACTGTCCGTTGCCAGGATGTAAGGATAAAAACTCCTGTAATACTTGATTATTTTTAGGAACACTTAAAAATCCATTTTCAAAAACAACAGGCTCTAAAATAGCAGAGTTATCTTGTTCATCTTGAAATGGAGTTTTTTGATTTCTAGCGTATCTAAGTGGGCGATTAGTTCCGGTAGCTTCATCCCAATGTAATAAAGGAAATCTTTGCGTATGTCTAGATGCTAGTATTAAAGATAAAGGGGGCGTATCTCTTGTTAGTTTGTATTGTTTGTCTACAAAAACTGTATTCTTTTTCATTTGATATAATTTAGATTTAATTTAAAATATAATGGGGGCTTTGACACCCCCATTAAAAAGTACTCTACTATTCTTGGAATAAGAAGAAGTTGTTTGCACCTAAAGTACATACAGCTCTTTCAGACAAGAAATTAACTTGCATATTATCTATGTCACTAGTAGCAGCGCCACCGGCAGATCCAGTAATCCAAGTTTTGTAACGTCTATCTTCTGTTTCAGAAGCTCTGTAACGAACATGTAAGAAAGGACGTTTAGCGTTTTTACCAAGAATTTGGTCATAAACACTAGTTGATCCAGCGGGTACAAGTAGTCCGTTTACACGTCCTGATCCTGCTCCAGTTGGAAGACCACCTCTCATAGTAGGGTCGTTAAGGTATTTCCAGTCAGTTTTGTAGAAGTCATAACCTCTTCTAAATCCTGAGAAACCTAAGTTTAGCGCCATCTCTTCGTCATTGTCGAACAGACCATATGAAGTTCCACCTGCTCCGTAAGAGTTTTGTGCAGCTAACATATCATCAATGTCAAATCCAAATTGACGGTCTAGGAATATAACATTTTCTTCAATCGCTCCTTGCTTATCTAAACGAGAAATAATTGAATCAAAATCTGCTAAAGTTGTTGGGTTACCACCGTTCCAGATGTTACCTCTTTGAGCTACAGAATAGAAAATTCCATCCGATCCAGCCCCTTGTGCTCCTGCAGCAGCTCCATTACCTAGCGCAGCAGCAGCTCCACCATTAAGTTCAGCGGGTACAGCTTCAATCATTGCAGTCTCTAAGTAGTCGTCAAAACGTAGTCTTGTTTCATGCTCAGATTTCAAATACCAAAGGTATCCGTTTGCACCGTTCTCAGTTGTAACTTCAACCCATCCAATTTGAGCCATGTCAGATCCAGATACAGTATAAGTATCTTTCAAGATAATTGGCTTGTTTGAAAAGATAAAGTCGTTAGCTTCAAGAGATCCTACCATTCCAGCAGTTCCTTTTCTGAATTCCGATCCATAAACAAATATAGTAACATCAGAATTTCCAACTCCAGTACCAGCAGTAATTAATCCGCCCGCTTCGTAGAACCCAACAGTAAACTGTCCAGCTCCTCCACCTGCATTGTTAACAGCGGTTACAACAGCTTTGTTCATACCAGAACCATTGTTCTGTACAACTGCAATTGTTTGACCGACTCTTACAACTTGTTGAGCTGTAGTTGGGTCAATAACATCATTCACTTGGAATGTAGCATTGTCAGCAGCTTGTGCAGCAGCTGTTCCTACCTGAGTGTATTTAGTATGCAATCTACCTTGTTCAGCCCATTTAATAAGGTCAGAATTTGTAGGCATCTCAGCACCTACCATACGTAGGAATGAAGAGATAGTTCGATTTCCATAACGCTCGAATTCTTTTTCGTAAGTGTCAGGAAGATATTGATTTAGAAAATCAAAGTTAGTAATGTAATTCTCTGTAGTCGGAGTCCTCTCGGAACTCGGAGTAAGAGCAAAAGTTGGGATAGTATTAACTGATCCAGCCATAATTTTTAATTTTTAAGTTCTTTTAACGCTTTTAATTCTTAATCTATTACCTGATGGTTCAGATATAGATTTCACTTGCATTCCTCCCTTTGTAGACACCTCTGGCGCTTTACGTTCTGACATGTTAATATTCTTAGTCTTGCGTATAACGTCTTCAGTAGCTTTAGATTTACCCTGTTCAAAAAAGAACTGAGCAAATTTATCAGGATTCATTGCCATTGCTAAAGATCTGTGGTAGCCTTCTGCATCATTTAAAAGTCCTTGAGAATCCATATACTTATGTACAAAGTTCATGGGAGTCTCTTGAGCTTTTTTTAATTCAGACGCGCCACCTGGGGAAAACATAATCTCTTCGTCGTTTAACTTGAACTTAAAACCTTTAAATTCTGATCCGAACACTTCATCACTTTTTTTGACAAACCATTCCCGTTTTCGATTCGCTTCCTCTTGTTGAGTTTTAGCGGTATTTAAATATTGCTTATAAGCCTGCAATTCTTCATTAGCTTCGTTAGAACTTCCACTTGACTCAAGCGGTTGCTTGTATAACTCTTGCTGTTCTTTAAAGAACCGGTTAGCTTTAGCAATAATTTTCTTCTTTGCTAACTTAGTTTTTCTAACGTCCGATTCGTCATCAAGCTCTTCGTCATAAGAATAGTCCTCCATTAAGGATTCAATATCTTCTGCGTCCAAACCTTCTTCCGTAAGAGTTAGGTACTCTTTTAGCAAAGAATCAGGATTCATTGTAGTGTAGTCTTGTTGTAATTTAACAAAATCACTAATTCCTCGTCCTGTTTCTTTTTTATATTTAAAGTAAGCTGCGACATCTTCCGGCATTTCTTCTGCCTTTTCTCTTTCGCTCATCAATTCTTCTATAGAATTAATTTCCTTACCGTATCTATTTCCTATATATGAAAGAACATCTTCTTCTTTTAAATCATAAGGTTGCTGTGCAACCTCTTCAATAGTAGCCTCCTCTTCTGGAGCTTCTGTGGTAGTCTCATCTGGCAATGGCTCAGAAACAACCTCTACCTCGTCACTACTTGACACTTCACTAAATTGCTGTTCGTGCTTTTCAAGCAATTCTTTTTCTATTTCCTGAGAAGACTTTGAGTCTAATTCAGACATTTCTCTTACTTTTATTTCCATTTAATTTAATTTAAGTTACAAATTTACGCAAAATACAAAGGCACATTTTGCTACCTTGGCGAGAACTCAGACAAGTCAAAACCATCTAAAGAATCTTCATTTGACTCAAAGTTTTTTGGAGGCAAATTATTTTTTCTTTGATTTATTAACTGAGACTGCTCAGTATTCTGCTGGCTAATTCTATCTTTTTTAGCATCTTCCCTAGATGTTTCTCTACTGGCTAATGCCCCCTCTGTCATGCCTTGAAGCTGTAGGTTATATTTAAACTCTTGGTCCATTAATTGAGCTTTTAATTGAGCTTCAACTTTAGTCCTTTCAATTTCAAGTTGTATTTCTCCCTGCTTGTATTTAAGTTTTGCTTGAGTCTCTAGCTCTATTTTTTGAAGAGCCATTTGACCAGCCATTTCTTGAGACTTTAATTGTTGCTGTGAAACCATTGCTTGTTTCTGCATCTCTCTTTGGTCATCTTGCTCTTGCTTGGCTCTTCTCTTAACCTTTAAAAGCTGATTAGCTAACTTAAGGTTCTTGATCTCTCTAATATCTATAGCGTCTTCTAGGTTTATATCTCCTTTAGATAATGCCATTTGAATATTCTGTTCTAGTAAAGCCTTTTGTTCTTCGTCTGGAGAAAGCTCAATAAATACACCAAAGTCATATATATAAAGCTCAGAAATATCTCCCAGTATACTTACATTATACTTTCCTATTTTATTTATAAAGTCTTCTTTAAAGTCAGAATACTCTAATATATCCGCAACTCTATAAGTTAAAGCCTCTGCTAAGGTCCTGTATATATACAAGCTACCGTCTAGTATATGCCTTGTTGCTGTGTTTGAACTTAGCGCTGCTAACTTCTGAACGCCAACTAAAGCATCTGAATTAGCTCCAGAACCGTCTCTCGCTTCATTTAAGCCTGTTACAGCCCTTATCATATCTAAGTAGTGGTTATAGTTAGCTATTAGCATTTGTGTCTTAGAAGCGCCTGAATTGCTTGTGAGCTGCTGTATAGGAACTTTAGCCTGATTATAATCTCCTTCCTGAGTATAACTTCGGCCTATTACGCTACCAGTTTGAAAATACAACCTCATTGCATCTTCAGGGTTATAAGCCGCTCCAGTACCTAGATCAACTTCATTTAATCCATCCGCATCTATATATACCCCATCAGGGACTACTCTAGCTATCACTTGCTGTAGTTTTAAATGAGTCATTTGAATTAAGTCTGCAAATGGAATCATTCTCCTTACTAAAGATTCAATAACACCCTTATACATTCTAGGCGCTACAGCTACGTAATTTGGTATAGCATGCTGAGAGGAAGACTTGGGACGTACCATGTTTTCCGCAAGCTCCCACTTGAGGATAATATTAGTTCCCATAACCATTACCCCATCATACCAAACGTCAATTGTTTTCTCTATCTTTTCGAAGTTTCCTTCTTCAATCATTTCTTCTGGAGGATTAAAAGTATCATCCTTTTCTATCATTCTAGAAGCTCCCCCGTCTAATTTTT